AGTCTTTACCGTAGCTGACGGCAGCGGAGCTGCTGACCCATTTACTGATTACACTGATAATAGTTATCGCGCTGGTCACAAAATAGCATTAAACATTGGTGCGGACTACTTCACAACCTCTGGGTATATAAAAAGTGATATTGGCGAGCTAAAGTTAGGTGGTAAGCAAGCAATATTAGAAAGCCCAGACGCTAGTAATGACCAAAGCTCTTACGACCTACATATGCCAAACGCAGCTAAGGCTAAGGTTATGAGTATTGGTGGTATAGGGCCATTTGATACTTTTGTTAGTTCAAATAAATCTGTAGCTCAGATGCTACAATACCGAGGCCAACACATGGTTGCGTCTGGGGGGCCGTTTGAGTTTGAACTACCTGCTTGTGTAGCGTCTACAACTATTAGTACTTCTACAGCTAACGTAGGCGATATATGGCAAATATCTAACGTCTTCGGCAGTGCGATAACGATAGATAGGGATGGTAGTGGCACAACTCAAAACGTATATTATTTTCCTAGCTTGACACTGACGGCGTTTACTAATAACCCTACGTTAGCTGTTGGTGGTACTATGATGTTGCAAGCAGTAGCCGTAGACACTTGGATGATATTTAACCCTATAGGATTAACAGATGCCTAACATAGAAGAATTACTAGCTAGTGGCGATGTTGCCGCCGCTTTAGCCGCAGCCGCAGAAACTTACGTAGGTAAGATGCGAAGAGTAAGAAAGGACTTGTTGCAAGAATGCGACATAACCCAACTTGCTGATGCACCTCTTACAGATGCTAAGAAAGTAGAATGGGCTACCTATAGACAGGCTCTACGCGACATGCCGACAACAAACGCATCCGCAGCTTCATACGAAGATATTATTTGGCCTACTAAGCCTGAGTAAATGTAATGGATTTAACAATGGAACAGAAAATCGACAAGGCTCTAGCTCGTATAGAGGGTCACGAAAACGTATGCGCTGTACGTTATGAGAATATAGAAAAGATACTAGAAGAGCGCGGCACAAGGCTCGACAGATTGGATGGTAAAATTGATGGACTATATAAAACAGTCATTGCTTGTTCGCTTACTCCTATTATTGTTGTTGTTGCAATTATCAAATTTTTGTAACGCACAAGAAGAGCAAGCCGCCACAGTAGGTGACTTTGGCTCTAACAACCAGCAAAGCGCTGAGAGCATTGATAACAGGACGACTACGACTATTACTCAAGAAGGCGCTGTAGTTAGCACTGCGGTTGCTCCGAGCGGCTCTAGCTACAATCAGGACGTATGTGTATTCTCTGGTAGTGCTGGCGTACAAACACAAATGTTTGGATTAGCCATTGGCAAGCCTGTCGTAGATCAAAACTGTGAGCGTTTAAAGCTGTCTAAACAGTTACAGGCTCTAGGTCTAAAAGTGGCTGCTGTTAGTGTTATGTGCCAAGACCATAGGGTATGGTGGGCTTTATATGAATCGGGAACGCCCTGCCCGACTAATCAAGGATTAATTGGAAATGATGCGTACACTTTTTATAAACACCGCCCTGATAGGGTTCCTGATCAGCCTGTCGTTTACCGCGAAGAGTCAAACAGACCTCCAAAACAGTACAGCCGTCATAGACAGCCTAATAAGTGATGGGGCTAATAATTTCATTTCGCAAATGGCTGAAAATATGGTCGATGGCACTACTGATATTGTGCATCCTGATACTGGCAAGCAGTACCATGTTACCCAAGAACAACTCAATGCATTTAATGCTGCCTATTCTTTGGCACTCGCCGAATCCACTCAAGAGCACCTCACTGCTCTGCTGATTCAAGATCAGATTATCGGCCAGCAAATTGAATTTGAAGAGCAAAAAAATACAATGATTAACGAAGCTGAAAAGATGGCTGCCGTTACCGCTATTGCTGCTGAGATAGAGGTTGCCAATGAGTCAACTAAGATCGGCATGGAGAAGTATGCAACTGATAACGACTTGCGAGAAATAAAGCAGGATACAAGAGATAAGTATGCGGCTAGTATAGAAGGTATGGTAGTAGCTAGTCGGACTAAAAATATGCTTGAACAGTACGAAGGAGCAATAATTGAATCAACGACCTTTGTCACACAGGCTTCTGGTACTGTTCAAGCATTCTACGATTCCGCATCTGTACAAATAGATCAGATGTACCTAAACCAACTAAACGTAGCTTGGGCTGGTGAAGTCGTAGGTGTAGAGAATCAGTTTTGGCTAGTAAATTCAAATATGCAAGGTGAGTTCTACCCTGATGATATAGAGATGCAACCATAATGAAAGCAGAGCAAATTAGCACATGGATTGGAATCGCTACAGCCTTTGCGGGTGTAGTAGCCTCGTTTGTGACAATGGAGACAAAGTTAGAAGCCTTAGAAAATAAAATGGCTGAAATTTATAATGTTGAAGAAATACGTGCGCTTGAGCGTAGATTGACTACACTTGAGGTAACACAACAGAATAGTGATATAAGCCACATCTCAGCAACCATAGCAACCATACAGGGGAATATTAAAAATGTTGAAACAAAGATTAGTGGAATCAAAGAAACGGATACAAGTGAAATTCAAAGCGGCGTTCGCGTCAACAAAAGCAGAATTAGCAATCTGGAAAGCAAAATTGAAAGGATTAGTTATCAGGTTGAAAAAAGCAATCAAAATCCACTAGGGTGATCGCATGGCTAAGAAAGACCCACGACTAGAAAAGAATAACCTAGAGGGCTTTAATAAGCCTAAACGTACACCTAAGCATGGCACTAAAAGCCATGTTGTTCTCGCTAAAGAGGGCGACAAGGTTAAGCTGATACGTTTTGGCCAGCAAGGTGCAGATACTAAACCGCCAAGAAAGGGTGAGAGCGATGCTGATAAGGCTAAACGCGCATCNTTTAANGCTAGNCANAAGAAGAATATANNCAAGGNNAAGATGTNAGGCGCATACTGGGCCGATAANGTTAANTGGTAAACTANAGGGAGNTACACAATGGACGCGAATCATTTAGAATTTTGCTCNACTGAGAAGCAACTAACCGCCGTTAAATTATATATAAAAGGNCACTCTGAGCATNANGTGGCTAAGTTAATGGGCGTTTCTCGCGCTACCGCACAATCATTTAAAAGAGCTGTAAGAAAGAAAGCCGCTGCAAAAGGGTATGCCCCTGACAGCGATATGATTAGAATCTGCCCTAGCAATTACAATGTTAAGGGAACCTCTACCCTCTACGGCGATGACGGACAAGTTAAAGTCCAATGGGTTAAGACTGACCTAGAGAAAGAAGACCAGCTAGAAGCTGTTGAAATTGCGCTTAAAAACTTCATTAAAGACCACGAAAAACGCTCACCATTCGTACCGACACCAACTAAAAGTAAGCGTAGTGATGAATTAGCTGTAGTTAATATCGGTGATGCTCACTTTGGTATGTACGCCCATAAAGACATTAGCGGCGACAACTACGATGTAAACATAGCAGCGCAGCGTCACAAAGATGTGTTCATGCGCCTTATGAATAATGCTCCAGATTGCGACACTATCGTTATTAATCAGCTAGGCGATTACTACCATGCTGATAACTACGAGAGCACGACCACTAAAGGCACACGAGTGGACACAGATGGCCGTTTAGAGCACGTATTCCTTATAGGGCTTGAGGTTATGTCGTTTATAACTGAAGAGGCTTTAAAGAAGTTTAAGAAAGTAATTGTACGTCACGTTAAGGGCAACCATGATTCTGTTTTGAGCATGGGAATCAAAGCGCACCAACAGGCATACTGGCGTAACAATAAGCGCGTTAAGATTGAGATGTCACCTGCACCTGCATGGGTATTTGAGTGGGGTAAAACTGCTTTTCTTGTATCGCACGGTCACGCACCTAAACCTAACAAGCTGGCCGAATACTTCACCGCAAAATATCCTGAAGAGTGGGGCCGAACGAAACACCGCTACTGCTATCATGGTCATATACATTCCAAGAATACAGCTATGGAAACTTATGGCGGTTGTATTACTGAATCTTTTGCTGGACTACCTAGTGCTGACGCATGGCATAATGAGCAAGGGTACGTAAGTGGGCAATCCATGTGCTTGATTGTCTTAGATAAGGAAAAAGGTGAGGTTCGCCGATCTACTGAGAGGTTGTAATGACAGAAGTTGATAATATTACCGACCACGATGGCTATGATTATTACAATTCAGCAACAGATGATTTGTATCTAAAGATATTGGACTTGATATATGAATATCAGGAAAGAGAGCTGATAACAGATATAGACGCTGTTGGTATACTTGAATGGGCTAAACACCAGATTTTATCATCGGCTTTTCAAGAAGAGGGAGAGTAAAGTGACATATGTAGACCCAGTAAATCACCCCGCACACTACACGCATGGCGAGATAGAGACTATTGACTATATTGTTGATGTTTTAGGTGTGGAGGGAGCTATAGAGTATTGCCACGGTAATGTGATTAAATATACTGGCAGCAGATTAATGACTAAAGAAAACCCAGTACAAGATGCCAAGAAAGCTGTCTGGTATATGACTAAAATGATCGAACTAATGGAAAGTTTAGGAGAGAATTATGCCCCAAGGTAAAGGTACATACGGTAGCAAAGTAGGCGCACCACCAAAGAAAGGTAAGAAAAAACCAATGAAGAAGCCTAAGAAATGAATTTTAAATCTATTAAGAGCTTAATCGGCGCTGTAGCTCCAGTTCTAGGTACGGCTTTGGGCAGCCCTCTAGGTGGCGCTGCTGCGTCTGCAATTGCATCTGCTTTAGGTTGTGGAAACGACACTAAAAGCATTGAGAAAGCCTTACAGAACGCCTCACCAGAACAATTGCTTGAAGTTAAGAAAGCTGAGTTAGATTTTGAAACTAAAATGGCGGAATTAGAAGTAGATATATTTGCTTTGGAGGCAGAAGATGTCAAAAATGCGAGACAGGCACACAAAGGCGATTGGACACCAAGAATCGTTGCGCTTGTGTCTCTTGTGGGCTTCGTTGGGTATATTTTCCTTGTTACTATCCAGCCACCTGATGCTAATAGCGACACAATAGTAAGTTTAATACTGGGTTATATGGGCGGTGTAGTATCTGCCATAACTTCTTTTTACTTCGGTGCGAGTCATAAATCAGATGGGTAAGTTTAAATACTTTAAAAGAGAAGAGTTTGATTGCCAAGAGACTGGCGAGAATGATATGCAGGATGAATTTATCCATGCGTTAGACGAGCTACGTGAGGCGGCAGGTTTTGCTTTTACAATTACTTCTGGATATAGAAGTGAAAAGCACTCTATTGAAGCTAAAAAGGCTGCTGGCGGTATGCACACTAAAGGCATTGCCGCAGATATAAGAGTTAGCAGTGGGGCGCAAAGATTCTTGCTGGCGAAACTAGCGTTCGAGTTAGGGTTTAGTGGTATTGGTATCGCCAAGACTTTTGTACACGTAGATATACGCAAGACTGTCCCCGTGCTTTGGACTTATTAGGTGAGCTGCTTGTCACAAGTGTCGTATTTTTGTGGCTCTCCGTATTTGTATTCAGTCCAGATATGCTGATCTAAAAGTCTTAGAGCCTCTTGTACAAACTTGAAGTCTTCTTCTCTAATATATGTTTTAAAGGCTATGTGCAGTTGGTAGCGTATCTCGCACAAATCTTTATAGTTGTCATGCCACTGCCTAGACGTTTGTTTCATCTTTTAATCTCCCGAACTCACCCAAAGTTTCAAGAACAACGCCTTGCTGCGCTGCAAATGCCTGTACGAACTCCATAAACATAAACATTTCCCCTTTATCGTATTCACTTGTACTTTTTAACACTAAGGCGCTAATCCCTGTGTCATGGTTTGTTACTCTTTTACACAGCCATCTGTAGTCTGCATTGTTATAAGCGGCTTGCTTTAAGATTATCTTGGCGTCATCAACATCCGACTTTTGAATACTTTTAAGCGGAACTTTAAACCTCCAAGCAGCGTACTCTCTAACCCAGATGTGGAGTAGGGCGCTTTGCGATAATGACCTGTTCGACATGCCTGTTACCTTAACCTTAAACGCTTCTTTTTTATCTATCAACTCACTAATAGACCTCAGAAAATCATCTACAGAGTCGGGCTTTGCTGGTATAACTATAAATTCACGCACCTTTTCTCACCTTTTTTACTTTACGTTTGTAATGCCTTTCGTTTAACTTTCTAAAGACGTAATCGCCAACATACAGGTCGTAACAGATATTCTTTTTGTTATCGGCCATCCTACATATATCAACTTCATCAAATCCGTTGCGTAGTGCAAACATGGCCAGCGTGCCAAAAGCGTTTACTCTATGAGTGTTGTTTATATTGTCTCGCACTTCAGACAGTCTTAATTTATTACCAAACATTGAAGTCTGTATATCCCACGGGTTAAACCTTTCGCTTACGCCCCCGTTATCAACTCCTAACTCGGTTATTGTGCTTGTTTGACTACCACTTGCTGTTGTTGTCGCTTGAGCGGTGTACTGCATAAAATCCTCCAATTTTGGGAGGTATTACATTAGATTTTTAACCTAATGCAATACCCATGCACACTTCCTAGAATGGAATATCGTCATCAAAGTCAATCGGTGCAGCCTGTTGCGGTTGCTGCTGTTGCTGCGGTTGTTGCTGTTGCTGACCTTGGAACGCATTAGCCTTTACTTCATCGACTGCTTTAAAGCTAAACTTCACACTTGGCGCTTTAGGATTGCCGTTTGGGTCGCGCTTCCAACCTGACACGTAGTATTCAACACCACCTACCATCGCCTTACCAGTAAAGTGCGGGTGCTTATCAGAAGCTCTATCTTTAGCTGGCCATAATGCGCCTTTGTTATCGTCGTTGTATTCCATATTATCTCTCTTTAGTCTAGGTGGAAAATAACTCTCAAATTTAAGAGTAGTTTTAAGTTAATTAAGGTGCTGGTAGATAAGCTAAACCGACCAGCGGCGGCGCGAAGGACGAGCTTATCTTCGGTTTTTTCTAGTTGGTGCTAATGGCTTGTCCTGATCAGGTAAAAACCACTGAGCGACCTTAACTTTTGTGTCCCATCTATTTCT